TATTGGGCCGCACGTCAAGCGCTATCGGAAAATAATTCCGCTGGCATAAGCCCCGGCACTATGCGGACGTGGGCTGTCATTGGGGCGGAGCCTGTATCATCTTAAATGATAGCGCCACTTTTGTGCCTGCTATTCCCATCGCCGCCCACCGCTTCTTAGCTTTTCCCACATTAACAATCGCGGTTCGGTGGCTGACAGGAGGCGTTAATGCTTCCATATACGCCGCCAGCATTGCATTTGTTGGATGCCTTGGAGCTATTACCCAACCTGCCTTGACAATATCTCGCAGTATTGAGACGGCTTTTTGTGGCGAAATGTTCGCGGCTTGGGCAAGCAACATCGCCGCAGGGAATGGGGGGTCGTAAACGTGGTTGTCGCTGCGTTTCATCACCCCCTCGCTTTCACTGCTGCGGCTGCAAGGGCTGCCCAAACGAATTTAGCGCCGCCGGGATGCTCGCCATGGAATTGGCCGTCGATGCTATAAACCGAAGCTCTGGCTATGTGGTATAGCGTGTTCGTGTCATACTCTGGATCATCCCCCAACAGCATCTCTGCCGCGCTCGTCCATGCGTGGGCGTCGAGCATGGCCGCAAAGCGACCGGCTTTTTCAGCTAACGCGGCCCGGTCATGCGGGGAGTCAATCTTGGCGCAATAATTCCAAGCGTCCGCAAGGGCGTCTGCCTCCTGCCCTGCTTCGGCGTTCTCTAGGCGTGTGATGAGGTCAGTAGTCATCGTCATCATCCTCTATGCGACTCGGATAGCCGCAAGCGTCGCAGTCTCCGACCCATTCCCATTCAGCGATCATCTCGCCGCATTGTGGGCACCATAGGCCATGATCATTGCGGATAAACGGGGCCTCAGCCTGCTCGCGCAGATCGGCCATACGCTTCTTCTCACTGGCTGGCGAAGGAAGGCCAAGGGGTAGCTCACCCATTCCGGTCACTCCTGAACTGCGCCGGGTCGATGGCGCGCAAACGCTCCATGCCTCGCGTATATGGCGCTGGATCATATTGGGCCGACCGAAACGCTATTGCAGCCGCCTCCAACGCACGCCGCGCTGCTGCTTCCTCAAGGTCGCGGACGTTGATCGTTGCCGCGTCTGCGCTGTCCGGCTCGCTCATATCTGAATCCCTTCGTGTTGGCGCACAAACCTGAACATCAGGTGTTCGCGATCACAGGCCATTCGCAGTTAGCGACAGCCCAATCTGCCCAATAGTGCAGCCAAATAAGACGCGCTCGCGTGGCACAGGCATCGGCTGTTTCGGGTGCTTCATCATCGCTTTCACCCCATGGACGGAAACCCGGCGTCAAATGTCCGTGCTTGGCAATATGGCGGTCAAGCGCATCCTTGAAGGCGACAACATCTTGCGGACCGATAAGCTGGAACCCCGGATGCTCTGCCAGCAATGGCACTTCGCGGTAGCAATCGTCGTCTGGCTCCATGTACGGATTACGTGTCCCGTTCATTCCATAAAAAACGGGGTAAAGGCCTGTATCTCGGCAGAAGTTGGTCCACACCGAATAACCCGGCGACCTCATGTTAGAGTTGCCAGTCAGCGGGTCATTGTCGAATGTCGGCGCGTGTCCGTGGATTTCGCCGCGCGCGCCCACCTTCATATATAGATTGGACTTGTCGCCTACAAACACAGCTTCGCCGATGGTCAAGTTATAGCCCATCACTTCACCCCCCTAAACCGCGTGTCACCAAGCCCCTTGTCGAGGACACGCTTGATCGCGATGACGCGGGCGATCAGGTCCACGTTGGCCTGTGTCTGGCCTATCAGATGACGGAGAGGACGGGTCATCTGCCAAGGTACGCTTGATTGCGAGTGATCTTCCCGGCAGCCTTCGCACCGCGCTTAAATCGCGCGATCTCCGCTTGGGCATGTTCGAGAGTGATTTCGCCGGAGTTAACGCGCTCCATAAGTTTGAGCCGGACCTCCATGCTATCAGCAACGCGGCCATCAGCTTCGGCGGACTTTTGCCATTCGCGGCGCGCTTTGAGTTCAAAATAATCCATCATAAATCTCCTTCACCCCACGCTTCCGATACGCTACACGGAAGCCGTCTCTCACAACGTCCGCTAGGGGCTTTATTGGGCAGCGGTCGCCCGGTTGATCATGCCGCAACTTGCAGCGGTGGACCCTCGCCAGCATTCCGGGCGCGGGCTTCGTTCATCAATGCTATCACTTCGACGCCAAGCCAGTTCGACAGCACGGCGGCGCAGCGTTCCAGCCAGCGTACTCGCTCAGGTTCCGTCATGGCCCGGTTGCTCGTAGAGCGCGGCTTGAACACCTGATGACCTGTCGGCGTGATAAATGTCTCGCCAAGCTTCAGGCGGCGCTTCAACTCGTCGTGAAGCAACTCCTGATCCCATGCGAAGCCGGTCGCATCGGTCAGCGCTTCGGCGGCAACGTCGAGCATTACCCAATAGAAGCCCCTCCGCCTTTCGTTTGAGCGGGTGCGCTTGATCTCGATCCGAACGGGACCGGGAGGGCAGGCGGCAACTGCTGCCTTAGCAAAGGTGTTCGCAGGGTGAAGCGCGCCAAAGCGGACTTCAAACAAAAGCGGTGGTGTGTCGCTCATTGCTCGTTTTCCCGTTCCCATTTCAATCTCCCCGGCCATGCGGCCCAATGCCGTCGCGCCGTCGCCAGCAAGTCGATTTGATGCCGCGCCGCAAAGGTCTGTTCGCCCGCGATATGCTGTTCGCCATGATGTGCAGCACACATGGGCAGTGCGTAGCGATCCGATGGCTTCTCACCCGTCCCGCCGTCTGTTCCAATGCGGACGTGCGCGGCCTCGATCCGACCGGCGCACGTCCCGCCAACAGCGCAAGAGCAACCGCGCAGCCACTTGAGAAAACCCGGCGCTGACTTATGCGCTGGCCTGACACTGTTCTGGTGGCGGCGCTTGGGTTTGCGGGCGAGGTTCATCCCTTCCGCCGCCGATAGCTGGCGCGGTTAGCCGCTTGCCGCTGCTCCCGATACTCAGGGTCGGTGGCATAGCGCAAACGGCGATGCTCGCTGATCGCTGCGGCGTTTTGCTGGTAGCGCTTCCGCTTCGCCTCCGCCGTTTGCGATGGAAAGCCCATGGCCTTGATGTATTCGTAATGAGAGGTCATCACGCTGCTTCCCGCATGTAAAGCTTGGTCAGGTCTGAAATTGTCGCGTTCAGTTCGCCAAGGAAGGAAACCACTTCGCGCTCCACCTCGTCGATAAAGGTGCTGTCCCGCTCCACCCGGCGAACGTGCAGTTGCAGTTCAACCGGCAAGCGTGGATCATACGAAACGAAGTCGCACCAATCGCGGCCCGTGCAGGCCATCTGCCATTGCATCTGCGTGTTATATTTCGCGTCAATGCTCGCGCCGCGAAGGGTGGCGATGTGCTTGGCAGTGCCGGGGCATTTGATTTCGATAAGCCCCGTGGCGTCAACAAGTCCGTCCGGTGACGCGCCACACATGGCAATGTGAGGGTGTTCGACAAAAGCAACTTCGGTAACGGTCGCGTCCGTCAGGAAGGCGTAGGAGGCCCGTGCAGCCGCTTCGTTGTCAATGCCCCATTGCATCGCGGAATTGGTGAAACTCTCCTCACGCGCCCCTGTGAGGCGTTCTGCGACCAATTCAGCAAGGTAGTTCGCGCGTGACGCGCTGACACCTGTTTTGGTCTTGGCGATGATGTCGTGAACGCGTGACGCAGTGACCTTGCCAATGCGCACCTGATGCCATTCGGGGGAGCCTTGTTCCATGTTATGCTGCCTTCTTCAAAAGTTTTGCCGACAAGCTGTTCTTCGCATGATCGAACCGGTTCACTGGCAAGTCGCACAGTGCGTTGACCTTGTAGAAAGCACACATGGCCTTCAGGTCTGCGCCAGCCTGTTCCGCGAGCGTTGCTAGTTCCGCAAATTGCGCCTCGCTGATCGTCGCGGCTGCTACTTCATGCGTGTGTGAGTCAGCGTCGTTGTCGCCCTCGGTTGGGATGGCAAACGCTTGGAACGCAGCGTATTTGTAGGCGGCTGACATAGCCTTGTTCGTTGCCTTGTCGCCGCTATCCATCGCCTCGCCAAACGTGCAAGCGGTGTGCTTCGTTCCGTCAACGGCTGACACGAAGTCAAATTCGGCTTTGACCGTGACATAGAAAAGCGCGGTTCCTTTGGAGTTCACCCGCTCCAGCACTTCACGGTCGATCATCCGGGGGATGACGCAAAGCGAGTGCTTGGCAAGAAGCGGAGACAGCGCCGCATAAACATCGTCGATCCCGCGAAACGAATAGCCTTGCGACTGGTTCTTGCGGTCCTTGGAAATACCGGTTTTGGCAAGTTCGCCCTGCACTGCGGCAATGGCTTTGTAGACTTCCATGTCAGTCCCTTTCAGTTGAATATCGAAACTATCGCCTGCCAGTGCTGGCAAATGGCAATGAGGGTAGCGGTCACAATCCCGCCGATCAGGCCGCACTTGATGCAGCACAAATCATCTGCCAGCATCTCTGCCGCGTTGGCGCGGTCCAGCGTCTCTGCAAATTCAGAGTCGATCATTTCAGGACTCCTGATTTGCGGAGGGATACGATGGCGGTGGTGACTTGGGTATCAACAGCGCCGCCTCGGACAGTGCCGGCAAAATTTGGTCTGCCACACTCAACCTCGTAAGCCGCAATCGCTTCCCGCATTGCAGGCATGTCAGGATCGACGGGCGGCTGTTCGGTGCGCCAGATACGCATGGCGAGGGCGCGGAATGCCAGAGGGGCAATACGCCAATTCTTAGGGGCGCGCCAAAGGCTGGCGGGCGCGTAGCCGGCCTCGTCAGCCGCCATATCCAGCGGCCAATGCGGCGGGATTCCCTTTGGATTGTAATCATCAGCCATTTGCTTGCTCCTTCAATGCGTTGAATTTGTCCCGCGCAGCCTCAAAGCTGCCGTCAAACCGGCCCGCGTTATCAGCCATCTCATCCCATGCTTTGGACATGGCGAGGGTGAGGAGAACCTGTGCGGACAGGTCGAGTTGTGTGGCGAGTTGACGAGCGCGCATCACAGCACCGCCCCGGCAATCGCCAGCCAGACAGTCGCGCAAAAGGCGCACACACCGATAACGGTCAGGAAGTAATGCGGGCGGGTCTGGACAAGCGGGCCATCACCGCGCGGGGTTGCCTCCCGCCAGTCGTAGCGGTTGCGGCTCATGACTGTGCCTCCTTGCGGGCGGACAGAGCTTCGATCTGGCCAAGTAGTTCAGTCACCCTGTCGGGGGTCAAATAGCCCTCGACATCATCCGTGACAGGCGTGTCATAGACAATCTTCCCGCCAAACTTGACAGCAAGTTCGTAAAGGCCATCGGGGCCGCCATATGTGTAAGGTCCGCAGACAACGCTCGCCCGATAGCCGTTTGCAAAATCAGCAAGAGCCTGCTGATTGCCGGTGCGTTCGTTCAGCGAAAAGGTGAGGTCATCGAATGTCATGACTGCGTCTCCGGCAGTTCGTCAGTGATCGCGCTAGCCAGCGGCGCGCGCTTCTGGTTGGCGACCGCCAGCGTTTTGGACAGGGCTTCGGCAAGCGTTGCGCCATCTTCCGATGCGCACGGAATCTCACCTTCCCGCGCGTCGTTGAAGTGCATCTGCGCATAGAACGGGTTGGCAGCGACGCAGGCCCAATTGCGATAGCCAACATCAATCGAAGTCAGATTGTGCTGCTTCACATAGTCAATGAGAGATTTCTCAAGATTGGTGCGCTGCGTCATGCCACGCACTCCGCATACTTCCGCTCGCCCTCGTCGCGATCCTCGGCAAGCCAGTGGTAGCTGTTACGCTCAAGATAAAGATGAGCCTGCACTGCCTTGAACGCATCGCAGTAAGCTGCCGTGATCGGCTCAAGCGCTTCGGAGAGGTCTTCGGATTGCCCGTCGAAGGGGCTGTTCACTGACGGTTCCAGAATTTCGCCAAGCAGGTCGAAAATCTGCGCGTCGGTCAGTTCGGCCAGTTCGGCGCGGAGTGTGGGAGAAATGCTCATGACATCACCCCCGGAATTTCTTCGGGGCAAGAAAACCCGAACACGGGGAGAAAAAAGAACGGCTGGCCACGTTCGCGCATGACCGCCGCGCCCTGAATTTCGCCAGAAGCGGACCCTGCGGCGGACCCTGCGGCGGACCATGCGGCGGACCATGCGGCGTCCCATGCGGCGTCCCGTGCGGCGGACCATGCGGCGTCCCGTGCGGCGGACCATGCGGCGTCCCGTGCGGCCACCACCTTTTCCCAGCCAGCATCATCAAGCGTGTCAATATGCTTCCAAAACGCCAAAAGGACATGAGCCTGATCGCCGATAACCTTGGCAGGATCAGTCAGCACAATCGACGGCGCGCCGGGCTGCTTATCGTTCGTATGCCGCAGCAAAACCGCGTGGGCGCGGCTGATGCCAAGTTCGGCCATAACGCGAGTGTCTGCGTCTCGCTGGTTAAGCGCCTTGATGTCCTCTGGCGTCATGCCTGCCACAACGTGGAGCACCTGCCCCTGCGCGCACATGCAACCAATGTTTTCGGGATCATCCGTGTAGGACTTCCAGTCGATCAGCGCGCCTTTGTAGGGCTTGCCTTCGTCGGTGTCCCAGCGCTCAATTAGCGCCATCATTTTTGGGGAAAGGTTAATGCTCATCGGTGCCTCGCATCGTGTTGATGGAGCCTATTATGCACGACGCCAAGCATTTAGCAATAGGCGTGACGCATAATTATTTGCGGAAATTTCGATAAGTGCGACAC